GAATGTGGTGCTGATCCTAACGATCAACCTAATTCAAGAGTACTTGAAATTGTCAAAGCTTTTGATCCATTTGAAAGAGCGGAACATGAATCTTTACTTCAGAAGGAAGAAGAATATGAATCGAGATAGAGATCCAGTAATGATAGACCTTAATCGTTACCTTATGACTCAAGAGGATGACTATGTGTCACCTTTAGAAGCAGAGATAAGGTATCAAGAATACTTAGCCGACAGAGATGAAGGAGAACGCAATGACAGTTAATGAAGCATTACAGATAATACTTAATGATGAAGACTATAACACTAGTGATATTGAATGGTACAAAGCTTTTAATAAAGTTACTGACACTATTGGTGTATACTGGGATGATAAGTCAGAGAACTTTATAACTTATGATACTGGAGATGTAATATGAAGACTCAAAGAAACGAACTACAACATTTGTTTGTAAAAAGATCTTATAAATTTAATGTTCAAACCATAGAAGAAAAAGAAAAACAAAGTTTAAAACTTAAACAACAGACAATAGATTACCTAAACTCTGGAGGTAAGATAACTAAATGTCCTCCTTGTACGTTTAAGGATATAGTAAAGGTAAGTAACTATAATAAACGTGTTGCGGGGAAATAGATATGGCTTTTTCATGGGGAATATTTTGTGTTTTAATAGTTATAAATATAACAATATGGCTATTAGTAAGTTTATATTTAGATGATGGATGGGTTGAACTAAAGAAGCTAACTGATTATAAGAAAAGGAATTTATAATAATGCGTAGGAAATCGCCACATGAGTTACGAAATAAAAATAACTTTGTAGCTAAACACGCTTGTAAATTCAACAAATCTATGGTACAATCTAATAAGTATAAAGAAACTAAAAACGGATATGAGAAACACAAAAAGAATAAATATAATAAAGATAATGTTTAACAACGGTTTAACAACAACATACCTATGGAGGTATACACAATGGCAGTACTTAAAAATCGTCCACTAGTTTGGGCTTCAATCACTGTACCTAACACTACTTATGAGCCAGTATATTCGGTGAATGTTATAGTAGATGACGTTACAGCAAAAGACTTTGAATCCAGAGGCTTTAAGATAAAGCAGATGGAAGAGGGTCCAGCAGTTGTAGTTAAGCGTAAGGTCAATGGTCCTAATGGGTTGATCAGACCTGCACCAAAACTATTTGATAAGTCTAAGCAAGAGATAGATGTATCAGTTGGTAATGGTTCGGTTGGTAATGTTCAATACAAAGAGTGGGAAGTTACACGGCAGGGTCAGACTTACAAAGGTCTTGATTTACAGGCTGTTCAGATACTTGATCTAGTCACATACAATCAAGCAGGAGATGAGTTTAGTGTAGAAGAATCACTTGAGGAGGATGATGAACTATGAGTAAATATCCTGAAGGAATATTCAGGAGTGATGAGGGAGACTTTGATGTCTCCCTTTTCACTTCCGAAGGTAAATTAAAATTTAAGTTAGCGCAGAAAGCTTTGAGAGAAATGGGCGATCTTAGTGATAGGGTAATGATTCAGAGAGAAGCCTTACAAGCTTTGAGGACTGACATCATGGACTTAGAATGTAATCTTGATACTAAGATTATAGCTGAGAGAGCAAGGGATGAAGATGGTAAGTTTATTGCTGATGATCCTGATACACCAAATGTAAACGAAGCTTATGTTAAAATTGAATAAGAGGAATAGCCAATGGCATTTGCCAAATTTCATTTGCCCTGTCCTGAGTGTGGAGGCAGTGATCCTGTCTCCATTAATGAAGATGGATCGGGGCATTGCTTTAGTTGTAACAAACATTTCAGAGACTATGAAGGGGCTTGTAATGGTGGAACATCAACAGCCCCACCCCCTGTAGATATAAAACAATATAGGAACAATGCTATGAACCATGCAGAAGGAGAGTTTATAGCCCTAACAGATCGTGGTATATCTTTAGAGTCTGCCAAAGCCTTTGGGGTTAAGGCAGTAAAAGATTATAAAGGTAATATAATAAAGCATCTTTACCCTTACTATGTAGCCAATGAAATTGTAGGTTACAAAGTAAGAGAACAAAACAAAATGTTTACATGGAAAGGTAGTGGACAGGACAGCGGTTTATTTGGGGAACAACTCTGGCCCTCTGGCGGTAAGTATATCACTCTTGTTGAAGGTGAGTGTGATGCAATGGCAGCTTATGAATTGCTTGGTTCTAAATGGCCTGTAGTTTCTATTAAGAATGGGGCTTCCGCTGCAGTTAAAGATGCTAGACAATCGCTAGAGTTTCTAGAGCAATACGATAATGTAGTTATAAACTTTGATAATGATAAGGCAGGTAAAGAAGCTGCTAAGAAAGTAGCTACATTATTAACTCCCGGAAAAGCTAAGATAGTTAACTTACCTGATGAGTTCAAAGATGCTAATGATATGTTACGCAAAGGGCAGAGGTCTGCTCATGCTTATACATCAGCTTGGTGGAACGCAAAGATATATACTCCAAGTGGTGTACTCAATGCTAAAGATCTTAAAGATAAATACTTTAACAGAGAGACTAAAGAATCTGTACCTTATCCGTGGGAAGGATTAAACAAAAAGCTGTATGGTCTTAGAGCAGGAGAGCTTGTTACTTTAACAGGTGGTACTGGTCTAGGTAAATCTAGTATCACTAGAGAGCTAGAGCATTGGCTAATCACAAACACTGAGGACAACGTAGGTATCGTAGCTTTAGAAGAGCATGACATGAGGACACTTGACTGTCTGATGTCTATAGAAGCTAATGATAGGCTATATGTAGACCATGTTAGAGAATCCCATGACCCACAATATCTCAAGGATATATACAATAGGATATATGATAACGGCAGGGTCTGGATTCATGCTCACTTCGGGGCCAATGATATAGATGCTATCTTTAGTAAGATTAGATTTATGATCATAGGCTGTGGCTGTAAGTGGGTAGTGGTTGATCATTTACATATGCTTGTATCCTCATCAACTGAGGGGGATGAGCGCAGAACTATTGACAGTATTATGACTAGGCTGCGATCCATTGTGGAAGAAACAGGGGCAGGGATGATACTAGTTTCTCATTTGCGTAGAGTAGAAGGCAACAGGGGGCATGAGAATGGAGTTACTGTGGGGCTTAATCACTTGCGAGGCTCTCAGTCTATTGCTCAGTTGTCTGATTGTGTTATAGCTTTAGAACGTAACCAACAATCGGATGATCCTATAGAAGCTCAGACAACTCATCTGCGTGTACTTAAATCTAGATATACTGGTGATGTAGGAATGGCTACCCATTTGCTATACAATCAGGATACTGGTAGGCTATCAGAAGTAGATTCTCAAGATTATATAGATGATGGAGAAGAGCTATGAGTTCCTTAGTATTCGACGTAGAAACTGACGGTCTAGACGCTACAAAGATATGGTGTCTAAGTACCTGTGATACTAAGACAGAGGAGTTGAACTCTTACTATGGCAACACATTACAAGAAGGACTCAGTAAGTTACAGGAGGCTGACAAACTTATTGGTCACAACATTATAGGCTTTGACATTCCTGTCATTCATAAGCTTACTGGCATTGATCTATCTGCTAAACCATTAGTAGATACCTTAGTGTTATCTCGTTTATTCAACCCAGTTCGGGAAGGCAATCATGGTCTAGAATCATGGGGCTTTAGACTAAAGTTTCCTAAGATTGAGTTTGATGATTATGGACACTTTTCTCAGGAGATGGTGACATACTGCGAGAGAGATGTACTCCTAAACAAAAGAGTCTACGATGCTCTTAGTAAAGAGAAGCAGGGGTTCTCTAGGGATTCTATAAACTTAGAACAGAACATTGCCGGTATCTTAAACAAGCAAAGAGAGAAGGGCTTTCTACTTGATGTCAGACATGCCTGTCTATTACTTGCTACATTAAAAGATAAGCTCGATGCTACTGTTGCAGAAGTACATAAGGAATTTAAACCTGAAGAACATACTCTGATATTATATCCTGTTAAAACTGGTGCAGGTAAACTATCTAAGATGGCCGTGGATTCCGAGGGGGTTAAGTATAGATTAAATTCTGATGAGTACGATGCCCTGAATGAGCAGGATGAGATAAAAAGGATAAGCCGTACAGAGTTTAACTTAGGCTCACGTAAACAGATTGGCGAGTACTTAAAGAAGTTTGGTTGGAAGCCAACTAAGTTCACACCTACTGGTCAACCTATTGTAGATGAGGGTACTCTTAAAAGAATAAAAGATATACCCCAAGCTACGCTTATTGCTGACTATCTTATGTATCAGAAAAGAATAGCACAGATAAAATCTTGGATAGATAATGTAGATAGTATAGATAGGGTACATGGTTTTGTGAATCCCAATGGTACGATCACAGGAAGGATGACTCATAGAGAACCTAACCTTGCTCAAGTACCTAACTCTAATGCTCCTTATGGGGCAGAGTGTCGTGCTTGTTGGACAGTACCTAAAGATTATAATCTAGTAGGCATTGATGCCTCTGGATTAGAACTAAGGATGCTTGCTCACTATATGGATAATGAGGACTTTACTAATGAAATTTTACACGGAGATATACACACAGCTAATCAAAACCTTGCAGGACTTGAATCAAGAAATCAGGCGAAGACATTCATCTATGCCTTTATATACGGAGCAGGAAATGAGAAGTTGGGAACAGTGGTTGGAGGAGGCAAACAAGATGGTCAAAGACTTAAACAACGTTTCCTCGATAATCTCCCATCACTTAAACATCTCAAAGACAGAGTTACAAGAGCATCAGCTAAAGGCTTCATTAAAGGATTAGATGGTAGGAAGATATACATTAGGTCAGCACACTCAGCCCTCAATGCTTTACTGCAGGGTGGTGGCAGTATCGTAATGAAGAAAGCATTAGAGCTACTTAACAGTTACATTATAGACAATGATTTAGATGCTCACTTTGTAGCTAACATACACGATGAATGGCAGATAGAAGTTATAAAGAAAGATGCTAAACTTGTAGGTGAGCTAGGTATAAAGGCAATACAAAACGCAGGACTTGCTTTCAATATGAAGTGTCCTTTAGATGGTGAATATAATATAGGAGATAACTGGAGTGAAACACATTAATATAAAACAAAGAGATTTATTTTTAAATGAAGCGCCCTATACAGTTGAATACGATTTTTCTAGATTAAAGACTGCGCGAGATAAAGTATATTCTTTAATGAAAGATTCTAAATGGAGAACTCTTAAAGAAATATCTTTAAAATTAGAAGTACCTGAAACAAGTGTGTCTGCTTACCTAAGAGATTTTAGAAAGACAAAATTCGGTTTGCATACTGTAGATCGTAGAGCCAGAGGTAAAAGAACTTACGGCCTTTGGGAATATAAATTAACAGAGAATATTTCTTATGAAGATTAAACACGATCCAAATAGAGTAGGAGATTTAGGAGAACATTATGCTATTACATGGCTATGGGATAATGGGTATCATGTCTTTAAAAACTGTGGCTGTACTGGCCCAGTGGATATTGTAGCTATATGTCCTAAAGGAGAAATAAAATTGATTGATGTTAAGTCATATAAAGATGGTAGGCTTACAGCAAAGACTCCCTTACAAAAAGAGTTGGACGTACAGTACTTACATTACAATTCAGAGAGTCGCAAATGTAGATTTGTGAAGCATAGAAAATGAATACTTTAGTTGAAGATATATATAAAACCTTAGAACCTTTATCAGATGGCAAACCTCTGGATATATCTGAACAACAGATAGAAAACTTTGGTGAAGCTATGAAAGATGTAATGCGCTCTTGGGCTAACCCAACTAAAAGAGATTCTAATTTCTCTATACGGATGTCTAATGTAGGTAAACCTGCTAGACGTTTGTGGTTTGATAGCCAGACTACAGATCAAGAATCTTTTAAAACTAATCCTTCTACGCAGATCAAGTTTCTTTATGGTCATATGCTAGAAGAACTAGTTAAACTTTTTGTTGTTATATCTGGACACGATATAACTGGAGAACAAAAACAAGTTGTAGTTGATAGCATAACTGGACACATAGACTGCATCATAGATGATGAAGTTGTAGATATAAAAACTGCGTCTGGTTTTGCATTCAACAAATTTAAGAACGGAACACTGAGAGATGACGATCCCTTTGGATACTTAGGACAGCTTGCAGGGTACGAAGAATCAGAAGGTACTAGTAATGGAGGGCTACTAGTTATCAATAAAGAAAATGGTGAGCTATGTTTTTATCAGCCAGAAGATTTAGACAAACCTAATATAAAAAATAAAATAAAAAATCTAAAGATTGCTCTTTCAAAAGACGCACCCCCTGAAGATTACTGTTATGATACTGTACCAGATGGCGTAAAGGGCAATGAAAAATTACATAAGAACTGCGCTTGGTGCCCTCATAAATTTAAATGTTATGAGAACTCTAATAATGGAAAAGGTTTGAGAGTATTTCAATACTCAAAAGGTTTTTCTTTTCTAACAAAAATTGTAGTAGAGCCTAAAGTACAGGAGGTAGATCATGAATTCCAAGCTTTGCAAGAAGATACGGAAACAATCTAAAGTTATTTTAGTTGAATGGTTTAAAAGTTTAGTGTCTAAAGATGAATCAGAGAATGTTAATGAGAATAATATTCTTTCTTATTTATCTCCACAAACACACCTCTTTGCTAACAATCAATTTAAACTTAGTGCTTACTCTTTTAAATGGACTGTTAAAAAAATGAAAGCCTTAGTACGTAGAACTCATATAGATGTAGCCACAGTGAGGTTAAAAGACATTGAAGAAAACAATTCGTAAGGGCTTTAGAAAACCTAGAGTTAAAAGACCTAAAGAAAAAAATGTCCCTCCTAGTTATGATTCTAATTGGGAACACGATCTACACAAGGGATTGTTAAAAGAATGGGATCATCATACTAAAGAAGTAGCCTACATAATAGAACATGTATATGAACCTGACTTTGTTAGGATAATGGGTAATCAGATAATTCTTTTAGAAGCTAAAGGTAGGTTCTGGGATTTTGCTGAGTACAGTAAATACATATGGATTAACAAAGCATTACCGCCTAACACACAGCTAGTCTTTTTGTTTGCCAACCCCTCTGCTCCAATGCCACAGGCTAAACGCAGAAAGGATGGTACTAAAAGAAGTCATGGTGAGTGGGCTTCTGCTAATAACTTTACATGGTATAGTGAAGACTCTTTACCTAATGAGTGGGTAGATATAAATTACCGTAAAGATAATACTTTAAATATTGAAAGTGAATAGGAGATACTATGAGCATTGATGATGTAACACCTGAAGAATGGAGTAGCGTAGCTAATAGTTATAGGTTAGGCCAAGGGTTTGATAAAGATAAACCTTTAACTTTAAAAAAGGATGATGTAAATCACCCAGTACATTATAATAATGGTAAGGTAGAATGTATTGAAGCTATTGAAGCTGCTTCAACTAAAGAAGAGTATGAAGGTTACTTGCGTGGCAACGTAATAAAATATGTATGGCGATACAAATACAAAGATAAAATAAAAGATTTAAAGAAAGCTCAGTGGTATCTTCAGAAACTTATACAAGAAATAGGAAAGAATATTAATGACTGATAAAATTGGAGTGCAGCCATACTTAGGTATTCATATTGATTATGATAAAGACATAACACTGAATAATTTTAGTAAGCAAACTATTATAGATAGGTACTTATGGGAAGGAGAAACCCATGCTCAACAAGCTTTTGCTCGCGCCAGTATTTTTGGTTCTACTTATAAAGGACACATTGATTTCGATCTTGGACAGAGACTTTACAACTACGCTAGTCAGCACTGGTTTAGCTTCAGTACTCCTATACTTTCTAACGGGGGAACCTCTCGCGGTTTACCTATCAGCTGCTTTCTCAATTACGTACCTGATTCTAGGGATGGTTTATCTAGCCATTATGATGAGAACATATGGCTTGCAAGTGGAGGTGGAGGCATTGGTGGATATTGGGGTAGTGTTCGTAGCAATGGGGTGGATACTTCTAACGGTAGTAGGTCTACTGGATCTATCCCTTTTATGCACGTAGTAGACTCCCAGATGTTAGCTTTTAATCAAGGCATTACTAGGCGCGGTAGCTATGCAGCATACTTAGATATATCTCATCCAGAAGTAGAAGAATTTATAAACATGCGTAAGACTACAGGAGGAGACTTAAATAGAAAATGTTTAAACCTCCACAACGGAATCAATATAACTAATGAGTTCTTAAATGCTGTAGAAGAAAATTTAGAATGGAGACTTATAGATCCTAAGACCAACACCGCAGTAAAGATAGTACAGGCTAGAGATTTATGGTTCCAAATAATACAAACTAGAATGGAAACTGGAGAGCCTTACATAGTAAACATTGATACTTGTAATGATGCCCTGCCCCTTGAACAAAAGAAATTAGGTTTAGAAATAAAGCAGAGTAATCTTTGCTCTGAAATAACCTTACCTACTAATGAAGATAGGACAGCCGTTTGCTGCTTATCTAGTGTAAACTTAGAGTACTATGATGATTGGTCGCAAGATGAAAACTTTATTAGTGATCTTGTAACAATGCTAGATAACGTATTAGAAAACTTTATTGACTCGGTAGCAGGACAAGAAGGTTATAAAAGAGCAGCCTACTCAGCCATGAGAGAACGGTCTATAGGATTAGGAGCTATGGGTTTTCATAGTTATCTGCAGAAAAATAACATTGCTTTTGAAAGTATGTATGCTTCTTCTTTTAATAATAAATCTTTTTCTTTAATTAAAGATAGGGCAGAGTTAGCATCTAAGCGACTAGCAGAAGAAAGAGGTGAAGCCCCAGACATGAAGGGTAGTAATAAACGTAACGCTCACTTACTTGCTGTGGCTCCTAACGCTTCTAGTTCTATTATATGTGGGGGTACAAGCCCCTCTATAGAGCCTAACAGAGCTAATGTATATACACATAAGACTCTTACCGGAAGCTTTAAAGTTAAGAATAAATATCTCGATGATTTATTATTTGAGCTTTTACCTACTCAAAAGAAACGTGATGAGGTATGGAAAGACATCGCAGCACATGAAGGCTCAGTGCAGCACTTAGATATATTGACTGATGATCAAAAAGAAATATTTAAAACTGCACCAGAAATAAATCAGATATGGATTATAGAACATGCTTCTATGCGTCAGAAATATATTTGTCAGAGTCAAAGTGTAAATTTATTTTTCAAAGCTCCTCCCATAGAATCAGATCAAGATACACATAATGATTTCTTACAGTACTTAAATGATGTACACTGGGCAGGTATGCACAAACTAAAGTCTCTTTATTATTTAAGATCTGATGCAGCGCGTAACACTGAGAATGTTAATATAAAGATACCTAAGATCAACTTAGAAGATGAAGGATGTATAAGTTGTGAGGGATAAAGTTGTAGAAGTAAAATGGGGAGATGCTTGGGTGGACACTGAAGATATACTTATCAGTGAAGCCAAGAAGTCTAAACCTATTATGCGTTCTACAGTGGGCTACCTAGTAGCAGATAATGAGAATGAAGTTATTCTTTCAACAGATATATTTCATAGTGAGAAATATAAAGAGTATGTAAATTCTATTATGGTCGTACCAAAGGGGATGATCGTAGAGTACTGGGAGTACGAAATAACCAAGGAGCAAGAACAATGAGTTTGTTAGGAACTAGAGATTATTATAAGCCTTTTGATTATCCGTGGATGTTTGATTATTATGTACAACAGAATCAAATGATATGGCTGCCAGAAGATGTGCCTTTACATAATGATGTAAAAGATTGGCAAGAAATGAGCGACTCAGAAAAGAATATGTTGACTCAAATTTTTAGATTGTTTACTCAGTCGGATGTTGATGTAGCTTCTGGTTACATAGATAAGTATATGCGTGTATTTAAAAAGCCAGAGTCTAGAATGATGATGTCTTCATTTGCTAACATGGAGTCTATCCATCAACATGCTTATAGTTTGTTGCTTGATACAGTAGGGATGCCTGACTTAGAGTACAAAGCTTTCTCTGAGTACGAAGCTATGGCAGAGAAGCATGAGTACATAACTAATGTTCCTCTTAAACTTAGTGACAAAGAATCTATTGCTAAGAATCTAGCTGTATACTCTGCCTTTACTGAGGGTCTGCAACTCTTCAGTAGCTTTGTAATTCTTTTAAACTTCCCTCGCTTTGGTAAGATGAAAGGCATGGGACAGATAGTTACTTATAGTATACGTGATGAGTCTATGCACGTTGAAGCAATGACAAAACTGTTTAGAGAATTTATAAAAGAAAACTTACATCTATGGACAGATGAGTTTAAAAAAGAAATCTATCAGGTCTGTAGAGAGATGGTAAAACTAGAGGATAAGTTTTTAGATTTAGTATTTGAGATGGGTGATATACAAGGCTTATCTAAACATGAGATGAAACAATATATAAGATATATAGCTGACAGACGTTTACTACAGCTAGGTTTAAAACCTAACTTTGGAGTAAAAGATAATCCTTTAGATTGGTTAGATGATGTATTAGGAGTAGAGCATCAA